TACTACGTCGACAAGGTCACGACGCCCGGCTACATCGTGCCGGCGCGCGGCCGGGCCTGGCCAGCAACCGAGGCGCACGTAAATGCGGTCTCGGTCGACTACACCGCAGGCTACGGCCCGACCGCCGCCACCGTGCCGGCCAGGGCCCGCCTGTACATCCAGGCCCGCCTGGCGGAACTGTTCGACCCGGCCGCGCGCGAGTTCAAGGAAACCCAGGCGTCAGCGTTCGTGAACCGCCTGCTCGATGGTCTGTGGGTGCCGGCGCTATGACGGTCGCGCATCGACTGAACAAGCGCGTGGCGCTGCAGGAGAAGGTGAAGGGCAAGACCCCCAGTGGCGCGCAGACCGAGGTCTGGGAGAACTTCATCAAGACGGGTGACGGTAAAACCTGGGCAGGGAAGCGCGAGTTGACCGGGCGCCAGTTCCTCGCTGCCGGCGGCACGCAGAACTCCGTCCAGGCCGAGTGGGAGATTCGCCGGCGCGCCGGCGTGATCCCGGCAATGCGCCTGGTGGACGGCGCCGACATCTACGACATCGAGGCGGTGCTCGAGCAGCAGGATGGCTCGCTGAAATTGATGTGTTCGAAAGGAGCCAACCGTGGCTGATTCCAGGAATATTACCGGCGGCAAGGAACTGGCGAAGGCGCTGCGTGACCTTGGTCCGCGGATCGGCAGGAAGCACCTGCGTGGTTCGGTGTCAAAGGGCGCGCGCCGGATCCGGAAGAAGGCGCAGGAGTTGGCGCCTAAGGATACCGGCGAGATGGTGAAAGATATTCAGGTGAAGCGCGATCGAACTGAAGGCGATCATATCGCCAGTTTTTCGGTCTACGTCCGTGTCGGCAAACGTTCGCGTCTCGCTGGACGCACGCGTGATGTGGATAAAGACAGCTTTTACTGGATTTTCCAAGAAATGGGCACCGCCAAAGCTCCCGCTCAACCTTTCATGCGGCCTGCATTCGAAAGCGAAAAAGAGGCCACCGTTGACGATATCGCCGCTGACCTGGATCAGCGAATCCAGAAGGAAGCTGCTGACCTGGCCAGGGGGAGCTGATGGACATCCTTGCTGAATTCCTGTCCCTGGTCGATCCGATCATGGACGGCCGGGCGTACCGCAGCGTGGTGCCGGACGACACGCCGGCGCCGTATGCCCGGTTCCTCCGCGTCGCCGCAGTCGAAGGCGTCACGCTCGACGACAACGGCGGCGACGACAACGAGACCGCCACCCGGATCCAGATCGACATCTTCGGCAGCTCGCCCGATGTCGACGCGAAAACGGCGGCAGTGAAGGCGGCGCTCAAGGCCTGGGCCGTCGACAACATCATCACGCTCGAGCTCGACAGCTTCGAGCCGGAAGTGAAGCTGCACCGAACGATGCTCGACATCGCCACCATCCACCAGTAACCCGTTTCACCCATCCAAGCCCGCCCGCGACAGCGGGTTTTTTTACGTCCAAGAGGATCAAACTATGTCCGGAATTTCCGCACAAGGCAGCACGCTGCACATCGCCACCGGCACCGGCGGCGCGAAGAACATCACCGGCATCGCGCCCGGCTTCCCGACCATCGTGACCAGCGCCGCACACGGCTTCAAGAATGGCGATGTCGTCAGCTTCGCCAGCGTGACCGGCACGATCGCGGCGTCGATCAACGGCACCACCCGCGTGGTGTCGAACGTGACCGCCAACACCTACGCGCTGGACGATCTGGACAGCACCGGCCTGGCCTACACCTCGGGCGGCGCCGCCACCCCGCAGACCTATACCAAGGTCAACGGCCTGCTGTCCTTCGACGGCTTCGACGGCTCGGCCGACGAGCTGGACACCACCGACCTGGACTCGACCGCGAAGGAATTCGTCTCGGGCATCAAGGACGAGGGCAAGTTCGGCTTCGAGATGAAGACGTTGAAGACCGACAACGGCCAGATCGCCCTGCGCGCGGCCCGCACCAACGGCAATATCGTCGGCCTGAAGCTGACCCTGCCGGACGCCAGCGTGGCTTCGTTCAGCGCCCTGGTGAAAACGATCCCTACCAGCGGCGGCGTCAACGCCGTGCTGAAGGGCAAGGTCGACTGCAAGATTTCCGGTCCTGTGACCTGGGCATAAGGAGAACACATGAAACTGCTCAAACGATCCGAAGTAATCGCCGTTGACGACCTGAAGCACGAAGACGTGCCAGTGCCGGCCTGGGGCGGCGCAATCCGCCTGCGCACCATGTCCGGCACCGAGCGCGACGAGTTCCGCGCTGCAGCGGCGGCCGGTGAAGGTGGTGTGCCGATGGGTAAGTTCTCCGCGCTCCTGTTGGTGGCAACCGCTGTCGACGAGACTGGCGCTCGCATTTTCACGCTCGACGACGTGGAGGCGCTGGGCGAAAAGAATGCAGAAGCGCTGGACACGGTGGCTGCTGTGGCTATGCGCCTCAACGGCCTGGGCGGCGCCGCAGTCTCGGATGCGGAAAAAAACTCCGCGAGCACCCAGAGCGACGATTCTGGTTCCGCCTCGCGCTCGCCCTCGGAAAAACAGTAAGGCAGCTCCAGGCCGAGATCGACTCGGCCGAGTTCACCGAATGGATGGCGTTCTACCAGATCGAGCCGTTCGGCGACCTGGTGGCCGACGAGCGGCACGGATCGGCAGCCGCGCTGCTGGCAAACCTGAACCGTGATTCGAAGATCCGGCCCGAGCCGTACAAGCCGGAGGACTTCATCCACTGGCGCGCTACCAGCCAGGTGGAGGAAGAAGCCGAGCCGACGCTGCTCGAAGATCCTGTCGCGCAATCAAACCTGATCCGCGCAGCAATGTTTGGCCTGCCCCCGCGATAGGGCAGGCAATTTTTTTGGGAGTACTCGATGGCAGATTTAGGCCGGCTGGTCGTCAACCTGGAGGCCAACATCGCCCGCTTCACCGCGGACATGAGCCGGGCCTCCGATGCGACCGAGAAAGCGATGGAGCGCATGAACGCGGCGGCCGACAAGGTCAAGACCGTTCTGGGCTTTATCGGTGTCGCGCTGACGTTCGATGCTCTGGTCGGCGAGGTGAATCGGGCCGTGGATGGCCTGGCCCGCCTCGACGACATGATCCAGAAGACTGGCGCCTCGGCTGAGATGCTGTCGAAGCTCGGGAAGGTTGCCGACTTCACGGGCACAGACATTGGCACGGTCGACGGCATGATCGTCAAGCTGGCCAAGAACATGACGACCGCCGACGAAAAGGGAAGCAAATTCGCCAAGGCGATGGCGGCGCTGGGACTCTCGATTGACGGCATCGAGAAGCGAGATCCGGCGCAGCAGTTTGTGGATATCGCGAACGCCCTTCAGGACTACGAAGACGGCGCCGGCAAGGCAGCGATCATGACCGACTTGATCAACAAGTCAGCGGCCGAGATGTTGCCGTACATGAACGACGTTGCCGAAAGCCTCAACGATTTCACGGGGGAAACGGCTGAGGCAGCCGCTGCTGCAGCGAAGTACCAGGACGACCTCGGCCGGCTGAAGGTGAAATACGACGAGGTGGCCACAGCGATCGTCAAAGCGGCTCTGCCAGCGATGACCGATTTCGTGGGTGGCGTGTCCGACGTTATTAAAGAAGTTGGAATTCTAACAACTGCCGATGTCAGCACCTGGGCTGATGACTTGGCCGTAGGCATGGCTCGCGTGCTCGATGTTGCGGTGCTTTTCCCGCGGACTTTCTCCACCATCGCAGGCAACTTCAAGACGCTGGCGGCCGGCGCGGAGGTAATGTTCAACGCGAACCCTGCAGTCATGGCCTACAAGCTGGCAAATGGCGGCAAGCCCGTGGACGACTTGCGAAAGTCTATTGCTGAGCAAGATGCGGTACTGAGCACGACAGTCCAGAAATGGGACGATCTCTGGAATGTTCCCGCCAACAAATACGAGCAAGCGGTCCTCAAAAGGATTACTGACCGGCGTGAACTCGAAGCAGCTGCTGGAGCCGACGCACTGGCGGGCGTGCTCCCAGGCGGAGGAGCCAAGCCAGAGGAAAAGAAAAAGCTTAAATACGGCGGCGGTGATGATGATGGCAGTGCAGCCAAGTCAGCGCTGCAGGCGCGGATTGCCGACATCGACCGGGCCTACAAGCAGGAACAAGACCAACTGGCGCGCCACGAGCGCAGCATGAGTGAACTGCGCGCCCAGGGTCTGATCGGGTTCGAGTACTACAACGAGGCCCGGCTGACCGCCATCGATGAGGCAAGCGCCGCTGCTGTGCGCGCCTACGACGCGGAGATCAGAGCGCTGGAAGGTGCCCGCGCGAAAGCGAAAGACGCGGATGCCCGCGATGCGATCGACCTGCAAATCAAGGACAAGAGCGCCGCGAAGGAGAAAGCGCTTCGCGATGCGCAAGCGGCGCGCACCCAGGAGCTGCTCGAGCAGGGCGCGGCGCAGTCCAGCCTCAACCGCGAGATGGAGGCGTGGAGCCGGCAGCAGGATCAGTCGATCAGCCAGATGCAATTCAGCAATGACCTGTACGGCAAATCGACCCTGGAAGTGGAGAGGCTGACCAACGCGCGGCGGGTACAGCTGGAGGTGGAGGAGAAGATCCGGCGTGCGCAGCAGCAGGGTGCAATCTCGCAAGACACCATCGACCGCATCCGGAAGGAAACGAAAGACAAGACCGACGCAGCGAACAACGCTGCGACCAAAGGTGTGGGCCTCGGGATTATCCAGTCGCTGGAAACGCCGATGGAGTCGGAAAAGCGTGGCCATGAAAATGCGCTGCGCGATCTGCAGGCCTACCGCGACCAAGAGCTGGCTGACACCGTTGCGGCGAACCAAGCAATCGAGCGAGAGAACCAGCGGCACGAGCAGGTCATGATGGAAATGCAAGCCTACGCCCAGTCTCAAAAGCTCGCGCTTGTCGGGGATTCTGCTGGCCAGCTGTACAGCCTGCTGAAAGAGGCGGGCATGGAGCAGACCGCGCTCGGTAAAGCAGCGTTCCTTGTGAACAAAGCCATGGCGGTCGCGGAGATCATGATCAATACCGAGGTCGCGGCATCCAAGGCACAGGCGCAGTTCGGGGTGTATGGCACCGCGATTGCGGCAGGCATCCGCGTGGCCGGCTACGCGAGTGCTGGCCTGGTCGCTGGCATGGCGATCGCCGACGCGTCGGCCGAGGGCGGCTACGACATCCCGGCCGGCGTGAATCCCATGACCCAGCTGCACGAGAAGGAAATGGTGCTGCCGAAGGCGCAGGCCGATGTAATCCGAGGCCTGGCCACAAATGGCGGCGCCGGCGGTAGAGGTATGCCCAGCATTACCTACTCGCCGAACTTCAATATCGACGCGCGCAGCGATCGGGAGCAAGTCCGGAAGGATATGCAGGTGGTGGCCCAGCAGGCGAACGCCGATCTGGTCGACAGGCTGCAGCGCGCAGGGAGAATTTAATGGCAGTGATCAACGTTCCAACCGGGTTCTCGGTCGCGGCCCAAGTCTGGGAGCAGCAGCGCATGGACGTCGAGTTCCGCTCGATGTTCGGCGCCCAGGCGTTGGAGGGCAGCCCGCCGGTGTGGTCGACCACGATCACGTCGAGCCTGAAGCGGCCCGAGCTGTGGCAGGTCGTGATGCTGCAGCTGCGCGGCCGCACTAACCAGCTGGCCCTGTGGAATCACGGCAAGCCGGTACCGCGCGGCACCATGCGCGGCACGATGACGGCGGCGGCGGCTGCTCAGGGCGCGACGGCGATGACCGTCACGGCCTCGGGG